GAAATGGGAAATTCATACAGATATCCTATGATGTATCCTATGTATACTAATGATGGATATAGCAGACACGGTCAAGACCCTGAGGAGATGAAGCGTGAGCTGAGAAAACTCATGGAAACCGCGCCCGATGAGCAGACAAGGAAGTCAATTTTAGAAATGATTAATAAGATGAACTAATTTTAAAAGCACTCGTGAAAACGGGTGCTTTTATTTATAAGTCGTATGTTTACGGCGCGCCGGCTGCCATCTCCTCGACGTTCAGGTCCGGCCGCGCATTCGTAAACGCCCAACTTAACTCAAAAACCTATATCCCTGCTTATAAATTCTAACTTATAAGATGAGGAAATGATATTCTCTCTCATGAGTTAAAAGAAAGGAGGAATTATGAGCGTGCAAGATTTTATGCCATTACTTCAAATGGGTGGCACTGGATTGCTCATAATCCTTGCGGGTTTAATTCGAATCCCCAAATTAGAAATTAACATCTGGACTGCATTGGCACATGTAGTGGGTCGCGCCTTAAATGGGGATGTAATCACTAAAGTAGATAAATTAACATCGGATGTTAATCAATTGTCTTCAGATTTTGATGTACATCTGAAGTTAGAGGAAGAAGAAAGAGTGAGAAGCGCCCGTCAAAGGATTTTACGTTTTAATGATGAGTTACTGCTCCGAGGTAAACATACTAAAGAACACTATGATGAGATTCTTGAAGACATTGACCGCTACGAACAGTATTGTCTTGACCATCCCGATTATAGAAATAATAAGGCTCATCGAGCAATCAGCAACATTAAAAATGAATATGACAATCATTTAATTAATCATGACTTTCTTGGCTTACAAGAAGTTATCTAAATGGAGGTAAGTTAAAATGGATTTATCCTTTATAACCGAAATGTATATCCCAGTAATTATTGTAATTTGTCTTTGCGTAGGATATGTTTATAAGAAATTTTTTCCTACTGATGACAAGTTTATTCCGCTTATTTTATTTATTCTTGGTGCAATTTTAGGTTGCATTGTGAATAATGAGATTAGTGTAGAAGTAATCGCTGCCGGCATGGTTAGTGGTTTAGGTTCTGTTGGATTACATCAATTATTTAAACAATTAATTGAGGGTTCGAATAGGGAGTAAGGAACTGAATAAGTATACACATTAAGTTTAAAATCCACTTAATTATAGCAATTAAGTGGATTTTAGTTTATATAGATTTTTGAGATAAAAGGAGAATGAGATGGCGAGTACAATTTATTATGGAAAGTCAATTACTGAAGGAAGTATAGCAGAAAAAAAAGTTATACTAGTAGACTCAGATTTTGAATCATTAAAACCAGGCGATATATTAAGTGTATATTTCGCACAAGGAAATACTGCTACAGCTCCAACATTAGTATTATATATTAATGATATTAATCAAGAACGCGCAGTTAGCGGTGACTATGGTCATGAAATTTATAATGGTAGTTTTCATGCCGAATCTGGTGCTTGGGCAGATGGAGAAGTAGTTAACTTTTCATATACAAGTAATAGTTTTTTAACTGATATATCAGATAGGGAGTATTTTTGGGAAATTACTTCTAAGGCTAAAGCAACTGAAAATTCTTATGGATTAGTACAAATTGATGGAAACTCTAATTCTTCGGCTGTAAGTTTAGGTAAGCTTAAACAGCTGATTGCCGGAAGTGGCAGTTGTGTTTATGAAAGTACTGTAAATGAAGGTATGCAAATAGGAACCTTTAAATTTACAGATTATGAAGGTCAAGAAACTAGAAATATAGTTCAGATACCTTTATATCCAGACTTACCAGTAAATAGGGATTTATCTAATTATGATAATAGTAATAGTCAGTTTATTACTAATACATTAGGCGGAGATTTAAACTTTACGGGTGAATCTAAGAAGTTAAAAATTAAAAATGATAATAATGATTATATTTCTGTAATTGATTTAGATAATGAAACTAATTGTGTTGAAGTTACAAGTCAGGCAGATATATTATTAATTCCTGAAGATGCTTATAGCATTATACTTGGAGATAGTACTACTAATACCGATACTTACGTAGAAAATTGTTTATATGTAAAAGATACAATTGATGCTGATAATGGTATTTTTAACACATTAACTACAGATTCTTTAAGTGCAGAGAATCTTTTAATACAAAATTTAAATCCCGAAAATATTAAAGTTAACGAAGGCACATTAGATGATTATATTGATAGTAGAATTCAAGCTAAATTAAGCCAAAAAGCAGCGAATATTTTTGGTTCTAATAACATTAAATGGAAATGGTTAACATCGAAGAGTTATAACTTGGATGCAGGAAAATATAATTATGATTTATTAATTGGAGACTTTGCTGAAGAAGGATATAGAGTAGCGGGAATTCTTTCGTGGGAGAATTTTCATGATGAAAATGCTTCAGGAACTGCGCCTTGGAATGTTAATATATATGGCTTTTATTGGAGTCAAAGTTCTGTTAGTAATAGATATGATGTGCTTCATGCTAAAGTATATAATTGTGGCAATACTAAAGTGACCAATAATAAAGTTCAAGTATGTGCTTTATTGATTAAGAGTCCTGTAGAAGTAGTATTACCATAAAGAGGAGTAAAAGGATGAAAGGAGATTTTTTAGGATTTAGTTTTGATGGTATCCATTGCTCCTTTTTGCAAGTTACAAATGTGAGTAATGGTGATAGATACAACGAATTTTTAACACCAGAATTTGAAGATAAAATTATTGATGTCCCAGGTATTGAAGGCAGTTATTTTTTTGGTACTACTTATAGAAATAAACCGATAACTGTTTCAATTGCTTTTGATTCAATTAATGAGGTACAATTTAGACAATTAGGTAAGCTACTTTCAATTAAAAAGCCTTGTCAGTTAGTATTTGATGAGCGGCCTTATAAAGTTTATATGGCGAAAATTTCTGCGCCGCCGCAGTTAAATTATATTTGTTTTGATGAGCCAAAAAAGACAACTTATTATATTGACCCTGAAACAGGAGAAGGAGTAAGTACAGAACGTGATGGGCTTCGAGTGATAAAGCGAACTGAAGAAGGTATAGAAAGAGAAAAGGTTACTCCTTATGTTTATACAGGAGAAACTGAACGTATTTATAAAGGCGAAGGAACAATTGAGTTTATTTGTACTTATCCATATGCAATAGATCAATTTAAAGTTTTAGATTTATATGGCGATTTCGATTTTATTAATGAAGGAGAGCATTATAAGAACCAGCCGCGCCCAACAGATGACCCGCAATCAATTGAAATAGATGAAGGAGATTCTCCAGATTTAAGAAGGGCTATTGTAAATTATGGTAACAGTTTTACTACTTATGATAATGTACAAGAATGGGCGGCTGCGAGTGGAATTCTACCATTTTATCAATATAAATTTTATCATATAGATATAGTTCAATCAACTAATGATGCAATTCCAGGTTTTAATGCTTATATACCCTTATATAATGCGGGAGATATAGATACATCTTTTTATTTATTTTTACCATATACTAATAATGGTTTAAATAATGCAGGAACTTTAGATTCTATAGATGGACAAGATAATATTTTAGTAGGTTTGAGTAATATGTTAGTTATAAAACCTTTTACTTCAAAGACTACTTTAAATATGGAAAATGGAGTAATTATTAATACACATAATCATTTAATTGAAGGTGTATTATATGATAAGGCGACTTCCGCTTGGAAGACAACGGGTAATTTATATAATGAATATATTCTTGCTGGCGATTTTATGAAAATAAAGGCGCGTGATTGGTCTATGTACCATACTGGGTTAGGCGACCCACAAAAAATTAATTTAAGTTGCGCGACCGCATTGGAAGCAAAAATTCATTATAATTATTTATATTACTAGGAGGAAAAGGAGATGGGTGAACAACTCATAAAACCATATCAAATTTCTGTTTGGGAAGACAGACTTATAGAAACTGAAAATGGAAACTACTATGATGAAGTTAAACTAGCCGTTATTGGTTCAGATACTATGACTTCAAAAAATAGAGTATATTCACCTGTATTTAAAATAAATACAAATGGCGAAAAGACCCTAACTTTTTCATTAAAGTATAAATACTATGATGAAATAGTTGGGGATTTTGTCGTTAATCCGTTTGAACGCTTCTTAGTAAATGAACGCAAGGTTAAACTTTTTTATAAAAACGAATGGCATGACTTTGTAATTAAAACAAAAGAAGAGGAATCGGAAGAATATACTTTTTCTTACACTTGTACGGATGCTTTTGTACAAGAGTTAGCAAGAAATGGATATGGAGTTACTTTTAATACTGATTTAGGTAATAATCAAGGTACAGTTGTAGAACTTGCAGAAAAAACTTTAGAAAATACTGATTGGATTGTAGACAAGGAAAAGTCAGATATTCTACAGCAAAAGATTAGTGAACCAATTTATGATTGTATTATAACAGGTACTTTTGAAGCCTTAAATACTGATACTAATGAAATAGTAACTATTGGTAATAACGCGGTTGAAGATTCTGAAAAAGAACATATTTATATATTTTATAGTCATATAGCTAATAAACAAACGATAGATATTCAATTTTTGCGCGCGGCTGATCGAGAAAGTTGGTCATATGATAGTAATAATAGTATTATAGGAACTAATTATAGAATATTAGGGGAGATTACTTATACTGAGCTTAATAATTCTATGATAATAAACTATGGCACGGCCGCCATAAAAGTTGGACCTATAAATACAGAATCGCAGGGCTATCGTTTAGTATATAATATATTAAATAAATATGACCCTATAATGGGTAAAACTGTTGATATTTATGAAGCTGAATATAGCGATGGTCATAAACAAGAAATATATCATTATAAAGAAACTCAATATGGAACTTCTTCTATTTTAACTAATTATATAACTAATAATTCTAATTATACAACTTATAATGGTACAAATGTTACTGGTTGGAGTAATGCAGTAGATACTAACCAAGAAGATAGATTTTTAACATTAGCTTTAACTACTGAACCTCAACTTACGGGCGCGCAATCCTTAGCTAAAATAAGCGAGTTAAAACAAATTAAAGGTTTTTTGGAATTAGAATTTCCTCAAAATTTAGAAGAATCTGATTCTAAATATCAATATAGCTTCTTTAATAGCGGAGTTACTGATAATGCCGCCTTAGTTGGAGGTATGAGTAAAGGTGAGAAGTTTATTTTAAGACTTCGTTATAATTATGCCTCTGAAAGACATGGAAAATTACATCGGCAAGATAGTGCGGCCCTTCGTGCAGTTATTGCGGGCTATGAAAATGTAGAAAAAAGATTTAGTGATGGTAGTACAGCATTAGTTAAAAAAATAGATGAAGATAATATTTATTTAGATTTTGATGGTATTTTTCAAAACGGCGATATAGTAATTAAGGGTGGAAAAATTGATAATAATAATAATTATATTTTGAATGGAGTTATACAAGCACCGTCTACGAAATATATTTATGAAGTAAATCAAAATAATACTACAACACAATATGTATGGAATCCGCAATTAAATCAATTTACTTCTACTTTTAACACCACAGAAGAAAGTTATCAATTTACTAATTATATTTACACTGTTGGTACGGCTAAACAGTCAATTTCACAGTCTAGGTTAAGTGACCCAACTAATAAAATTGGCTTATTTATTTATCGCGATAATACTTCTGATGAATATGTGTATTTAGAAGATATACAAATTACTAAATATTATGAAGATGCAGATAATAATCCAATTTTTATTGGCTCTGCGCCAGAAACAAAAAATATAGAGATTGATAAATTTTATTTAAAGCCTGAAGATGGTACTAAAGCTAATACAATTAACTTATATAATTCAGTTGAGTCTCTTGCTGATGGTTTAAATTTAGATAGTACAAGGATTCTTCCTTTAAAAAATGAAAAGTGTGAAAAAATCTTGTCAATTGAAGAGTCCAGGTCAAATTGTTTTAATATATTACAAACTTTGTGTGAAACTTTTGAATGCTGGTTAAAAATTGATGTAGAGCATGATGCCACGGGTAAAATTGTATTAGATAATAATTATAGACCTAATAAACGTATTTATTTTAAAGAATACGTTGGTAAAGATAATTTTGCAGGTTTTAAATATGGTATTAATTTAACTTCAATAAATCGCTCTATTGATAGCGAGGAATTTGTAACTAAATTAATTGTTGGACAATCTGCAAGTGAATATACTTCGAATGGCATATTAAGTATTACTGATGCTACATCTAATCCAAGTGGTGAATCATATATATTAAACTTTAATTATTATTTAAATCAAGGATTAATTGAAAACAAAGAAAAATTTAATCAAGATATTAATGAATTTAATTCAAGTTTAAAAGAAATAAACGGTCAAATACAGTTTTACACTAATGAGCTAATAAGTGCCTCTGCCGCACTTGAGCATGCAAGAGCTAATCGTAATGTATATGCAGACACTGCAGAAGTAGCTTCTGAAAAATATGCACAAGCTTTAAGTAATTTTGAAACTGTTGTAGGACAATCTTATGCTGATTTTGTCGCGAGCAATCCGGATCCTGAGCAACTTGAAAAAAATACAGCCTTACGTAAACAATTAAATGACATATATGCCGCGGCAGTTCAGGTTAATAATTCTACGGGATTATTAACAAATATAAATAAGGAATTTAATGACTTAAATATTAAATGTAATGGGATACCTAGTTATAACATTACTATTGCTACTTATAAATCAGAAACTGAAGGAATGCCTGATGCAACTAAAATTACTCTTTCTGATTATATAGAAGGGTTTGAATGTATTTTAAAAGGCGAGGATGACTTAATTACAAATTGGACTTCTCAAATTAATAAAAAAAACTTTGATGAAAAACAATTATATAATTATCTCATTATTTCAAAAATTCCTGAGAACTATGAGATAGAATATGTAGTTAATGGTGTAGTACATCATGCTTCTAGAGATAGTTATTTTTCTTTTGAAATTTTTGATATAAGTAACGATATAGGAATGACAAGAAATTTAAGATTAGTTCCTATAGAAAGTGATGAAGATGATGAAGAAAAAATAGGTTTAAATAAAAAAATTGATAAGTTAATTGAGCAGAAGAAAGCACTTGAAAAAGATTTCTATGCTAAATATAGTAGATTTATTCAAGAAGGTACTTGGGAATCTACAGATTATATAGATTCCGAGTTATATTTCCTTGATGCCCTTCAAGTAAGTAATGCTAGCGCGCAGCCTAAAGTTAGTTATACGATTAATGTAGTTGAAGTTAGTGAATTAGAAGGACTTCAAAATTATGACTTTAATGTAGGTGATAGAACCTATATCGAAGACACAGATTTCTTTGGTTGGCAGCCTATTAAAGTAGGAGATACTACTATAGCTACTCCAATAAAAGAAATGGTTATTGTTTCTGAAGTTGAGTGGCATTTAGATGAACCAGAAACTAATGTAATTACTGTTCAGAACTATAAAACTCAATTTGAAGATTTATTTCAACGTATAAGTGCTACAGTACAATCTGTTCAGTATAATCAAGCTGCCTATATGCGCGCGGCCAGTATTCTTGATGCTAATGGCAATATAGATTCAACTTTATTAGTTGGTTCATTAAATGCTATTGCAGGAGAGAATTATGATTTGGCTTCGGGAGGTATTTTAAAGACCACTCCTGAAGGTTTAGTAGTTCGAAATTTGACAGAACCTCAAAATTTGCTTATAATTAAAAGTAGAGGAATTGAAAGATCCACTGATGGTGGCCGCTCTTGGAAGAATTTAGTTTCCGCGGCGGGAATTAATACGGAAGAACTTACTTCTGGTTCAATTAATACGCAGAATATAACTGTATTAGATGGGGATAATCCAAGCTTCCGTTGGGATGCAAATGGTATTAGCGCCTTTGGATATAATGAAGATGGAAGTTTTGATTTAAATACTTATGTCCGTTATGATAAGTATGGTATCTATGGAATTCAAGATGGAGAAGATTATATCGCGTCTTCTTTAGAAGATATAAAAGATAAAGCCAATTTTGGATTAACTTGGGATGGATTCTTTATTAAGAATAGATATAGAAATGGTTATGTTTCTATAAGTTCTACTGATGATTTCCAAGTTGTAGAAAATGGACAAGAACGTATTAGAATTGGAGCTACTGATTTTAATTCTGACGGAATTACGCCAAGTAAATATGGAATCGTAATTAAGAATAAGAATGGTGAAAAAGTTTTTGAAACTGATGACCGCGGTGATATACAAATTTCCGGTACTATACGTGCGGCCGCGGGTAAAATTGGCGGTTTCGATATACAGCAAAATTCATTACAGAGTGGTGAGTTTGGAAAAATAAATTCTGTATTCATCTCACCTGGTTATGAATCAGATGAATTAATTGCTGGTTTTATCAGTCCTAATAGTTGGGCCATTACAGTTGGAGATAGTTTTGGTGTTGATACTACTGGCCACATGTATGCCACGGGCGCGCAGATACGTGGAACAATTTATGCAGATAATGGTTCATTCTCAGGCAATATTAATGCTACAAGCGGAACCTTTTTGAATGAAATACGAGTAGGTTCTGGTGATAAATACATTGTATTACAAGGGTATTCTGATAGGTCCGATTCATTAATCGCATCTTCTGATTATATTAAAAATTCAACTGCGGGCTGGGCAATTAGTGGTACAGGTGATGCGATATTTAATAATGTATCTGTACGTGGCGCAATTAAGACTGCTGTATTTGAATATAGTGAAATTGAAGCCGTTGGTGGCGCATTCTTATTCAGACCAAGCAGTTCAATTAAACGAGCAGAAATTAGCGGAACTGATTTAATTTTAACTTTAGAGAAACCTAATTTATTCCAAGAAAATGAATGGATTAAAGTAAGTAATGTTAATTCAGAATCTTCGGTTGGCTCTATTATTAATGATGGCGGTTTAACTCATGTTTATAAAGTTAAAAAGGCCGATGGTAAACGCGTTATTTTAGAGGGCGCGGCCGCGGACTTTTCTCCAGCTTCAACCGAAGAATATGAAGGTTGGGGGTGGGTGGAAGAACCCGAGCCAGGCAGTGAAGAAACTGGATATATTTATTCTACTGTTCATTTTAGCGAAGGATATGAAGGTGAAGATCATACTATTCCCCAAGCTAAATTAACGAGTTGGGTAGACTTAAAGAATGAACAAGATATATATATTAAATTAGAAGCGCCAAGATATGAAGTTTTATTTGATGATGAAAATATTATTAAAAAACTGAATGTTGAAGTAAGAAATACTGAAGGTGATGCAGAACCGATTTATAATGAAGTTGAAGTTAAAGATTGGGACAAGAGCGATGATAGTCGTAATGGTACTTATATAATTCATAGATATATAGGTAATTTAAATGTATTCTTTCCTAATACTTCTGATACTGGCGAATCTTTCTTAGTTGCGGATGTATCATATATTTATGATGATAATGGAACTGAACGCGAAGAAAGATATACTCGTATTTATTCTAATTTAAGTGGAGTAAGGAATTTTGTTTTAAAGCCTTATGAGAATAAAGAAAGTGTAGAAGATTTAGAAGGTGGTTCATTAATTAGTTTTGGTTATCATAGTTCTGCTTATAGGAAATTTAATGTGCCAGACTGGTCAAGTCCTAAAACTTTAGGGTTGTATGAATTAGTTGAAGGCTCATATGTCTTAAGTGAAGATGAAAGTCCAGTAGATGGTAAAATTTACTATAAAGCTCAATATGAAAATGGAATTCATAATTATGGAATTGGAATTAATAGTTCTGATAATTATGTTGGATTGCCCGAAAGAGCGATTTCACTTTTTGAATCGAAGGTTCATCCTGAACGGTCTGTAAAAGTTACTTATGATTATAAGGGAATTTTAGGTACACTGCCGCAAAGCTTGAACGATACAAGTTATGATATTTATAGAAATATGGCGGGAACGCAAGGTATTTTTACAAATAATATGTATATTGGAGATGCTAATCAGTTTGTTGCTTTTTATACTGATGAGCATGGAGATAAGCGATTAAAAATTAAAGCTAGTCAACTTGTTTTTGAAGCTACAGATAGTGGCGGACAAACGAGTTGGCAAGATGTAGCAGATATTGAAAGTCAACCTGGACCGCAAGGTCCTCCGGGGGCAGATGGAGCTGATGGGGCCGATGGCGCCCCAGCAATAACGTTGGAAATTGTTTCAAGTCAAGGTAATTATTTCTTAAATGGAAATATTTCTACTAAATTAACTTGCACTATAAGAGAAGGGACAACAGATATTACTAATAATTTCGATAGTTTTACTTGGTCTATTTCTCCAAGTATAAGTGGTTGGCCTAAAACAACAAGTGTACCTTATGTTGATATAACTAGTAGTGATGTAACTAATAAAGCAATAATAACTTGTACTGTAACAATATAAGGAGATTATAATGGGACAACTTTCTGGATATATTACATTAATAGACGTAAGTGATGGGGCACCTGGATTAAACAATGCTATAATTTATTTATATAAAAGAGCTACTAGTACCCCATCCAATATGCCTACTGGAAATTTAACGTATACTTTTTCTACAAATACTATTACTGCAGTTGAGGCTGGGAGTTCATTAAATGGATGGGTGCAAGATATTAGTACATTAAGTGGTAATAATACATTATATTTTATTGCAGCAACTGCCAGTTCAACAACTGATACTGATATAATTGCAGACACAGAATGGCAAGGTCCAACCTTATTGGCCGAAAGTGGAGATGATGGTTTTAATCAGGCAATTATTTATTTATATCAAAGAAGTGATGAAACTCCTAATAAACCAGCTGGAAATTTAACTTATACTTTTTCTACAGGAATATTAAGTGGTAGTTTAGGAAATTGGACAAGAGAGATACCTTCTAATAGTAGTGGTAATCCTTGTTATGTTATTACTGCGGCAGCCATTAGTAGAGAATCTACAGATACGATTGTTACAAATGATTGGTCTACTCCTATTATATTAGTTGAAGATGGAACAGATGGTATAAGCCCTACAGTTACTGCAACCGCTACTGGTGTAAAAATTGTAGATGCTGATGGTAACGAAACTTATATAAATAATGGTTCAAATGGAGATACTTATTATACTTATATACGTTATTCTGCTAATGCTGATGGTAGTAATTATCAAACGACTCCAGACCCAAGTAGACCATATATAGGTGTATATAGTGGTATGGAATCAAGTCCTCCAGCCTATGATGATTCAGGTTGGACTTGGAGTGAATATTTGGGTACTGATGGGGTTTCAGTTACTGGAGTAAAAGAAGTATATTTTTTAAAACGAACTACCGATTCAGTACCTAATAAACCATCAGATGGTACAGCAATTACTTCTACATCTACTAATCCTAATGTATGGACTACAGTGGTGCCAACATATATAAATGGAGCTACATATTATATAAGTATTCAAACTTCATTAAGCGCAGGAATATCACCAGTTTTTAGTACTCCAGTAGTAAATCAAGCTTTAACTAGTGCAAATGCTAATGCATTTGAGGCTTTAAATAAGGTACAAGCTAAATATGCTACTTCTACGACTAGTGCAGCAACTGCAGCAAAAGTTGCAACTATAAATCCTGCAGTTGATAGTTGGTCATTATTTAATGGAGCAGAAATTTTTGTAAAATTTACTAATAAAAATACTGCTACTAGTAATTTAACCCTATCAATAAAACCTTCTTCTACTGGGACAGGAACTACGGCGGCGGGTATTAGAGATGCTAATGGTGATACTTTAGCTGCAGATTTTTATTGGAAAGATAATGCATTAGTTCATTTTGTATATGATGGAACTTATTGGCGAGTTTTAGATATAACAGAAAAATATAATAAATTAGTTAGTGATATAAATGGTCTTAGTTCTACTGTTGGTCAACATACAACAAGTATTGGTAGTTTGGGAACCAGAGTCGATACAGCAGAAACAAATATAACTCAAAATGCAACAAGTATTACTTCATTAGCTTCTAATCAATCAACCTATACAAAACCAGACGGTACCACAGGGACAAATACAATTGCTTCGGCTATTAGTCAAAATGCAAGCGATATTTTGCTAAAAGTTTCTGAAACAGATTTTACTGGTAATAATATTGTTAGTAAAATTAATTTAAATAGCACAACAGCTACAATATCAGCAGAAAGAGTTAATATAGAAGGTGCCGCAATTTTCACGGGTAGTGGTAGATTAAGTGAAACTAGTTTAAATAATACTTATGATGAAAATGGCGCGGCTGCGGCGGTAGCGGCAACCATACCAGATGATATTAGTGATTTAAATGATAGTACGGGTATAATTCCAACTAATGTATCTGATTTAACTAATGATAGCGGATATCAAACAGCTTCCGATATAAGTGAACTTATAATTTCTGCAACAACTCTTTATTATGCTTCAAATAGTGCAACTGCTCCAAGTAAACCCACTACTCATGTAACTAGAAATAATACAAATACTAAAGGGGCATGGAATATTGCATTGCCAACTTATGATGCAAGCTATCCATATTTATATACTTGTATAGAATATAAGACCAAAAATAATACATATTCTTGGAGTTCAGTAGAGCAAAGTACTTATACCTCAGCAATATCAAATATTAAAACTACTGCAGATGCGGCGGCACCAAAGACAAGCGCAGTTTACCGTACACAACGTATATATTATCGTAAAACTACTACTGGAGCTCCTAGTGCAAATACTACTTGGTTAGCATCTTCGGGAACAGGTTATGGAAATTGGTCATTAAGTATTCCGCAATTAACAAATAGTAGCAATATTAAATATCCTTATTTATATACGGCTATACAAACACAAACTGTTGAACAATATAATAATGGTACTAGTTGTAGTTGTTCAACTGTATTATTAGATGATTCTATGACTGTAATTGATGGTGGTACAATAACCACTGGAAAAATTGCTGCGAATAGACTTAGTGTAGGTGATTGGACAATTGCAGAACCTAATGGAACTTATGGTGGCGCGATATATACTGGAACAATGGGAACTTCTAATGGAGTTATTATGAGTCCTGGTTTTACATCTGGTATATCAATTGGTAGTTGGAGTCCTTCTACAGATACGCCAACTCAAACATGGTTTATAACTGCAGGTGAAAATTTTGGTGTTACTAATAATGGTTTTGTATATGCTTCTAATGTAAATATAAGTGGAGTTATAAATGCAACTTCGGGACAAATTGGTGGTTGGAATCTAGAAAATAATTTAGGCACGTATGGCGGAGCCTTATATACGGGAAATTTCGGAGAATCCGGAGGAATCTTTATAACGCCTGAGTTTACTTCAACAAAAAGCATTGGCGGCGCCATAGATAAAAGTTGGACAATCGTAGCGGGAAATAAATTTGGTATTACCACCGATGGCGCAGTTTATATGAATGATATAAATATAGGTGGTCTACGTGAAGATAACTTAAAAATTACTACTACTGACATTAGTAATGCTGTTGCATTAGCTGACAGGCTTGGAAATGTAACTACTGTAGAGCAAAAGGCATATACCCTAACCAAAGATGCAAGTCCTCAAAGTGGAAAAGTATATTATACTATTAATGAAAATAATAGTTATCAGCAATTCAGCGGCGATACTTTTAATGTAGGAATTAATTATTATGAAAAAGTTAATAATAAAAAATTATCTATTCATTCATATGGCGAAGAATCATATAACTATATTCAAGTAGCAATAGATATAGATTTAGAAGGTTTAAGTTTTATTCAAAAACCAATACGGTTATCGGGAGAGCCTCAAGAAGTTGGTCATATAGATGCGAAGTTAGATGGAATTTTTCATATAAATAAATTGCAACCAAATAATTTAATTTTTGGAAACTTAGAAATAATAGAATATAATGGAATAGCATTAAGGAGGAGAAACTAATGGCTGGATTATCATTATCTTTTGGTACAGCAACATCTTCAGGTAATACTTATAGTATACCAATATCATTATATCTAACTGGTAATGGTGTTTCTTGGAATGGTGATCAATGCCCTTTATGGATATGGGAAGGAAGCTGGTCAACTAGCGACCCTAATGACTATGAAAGTAGTAGCAGTTTTACTAAGAGTACTAGTGCGCAGTTACTTGGCTCAACAACAATGAGTTTTACGAAGGGTACATCTGCTCGAGATGTTACTATATATGGACAATTTAATACAGATACAACCGATTTCGGTAATTTAGTCACCAATAAAACTTTGACAATTCCAGCCGGTAGTTATACCAATTATGTAAAATATAATACAGATGGCGGTAGCGTAGTAAGTACTCAGACGGTTACAACAAATTCTTCTTTTAAAGTAGGTAATAATACTACCCCGACCAAAATAGGCTACATTTTTGATAGCGCCCATTCTTGGGTTGATCCTACCAATGCGCTATGGCCTCATGGAAATACTTATACTTGGAAATATAGTAATGGTGTTTGGGGAATCACTAATAATACATTAACTTTAAAAGCCAAATGGACTCCAATTACATATTCTATTACTTTTCATAGCAATCCTCCAACTGAAAATGGTACAGATACAACAACACAGCAAACAGGTTTTGTTTACGATTCTCCTAAACAATTAAATGCAAATACTTGGTCTTTTACTGGATATAATTTTAAAGGATGGAATAAGAATAGTGATGATAGTGGACAATCATATGGTAATTTGGAATCAGTTAAAAATTTAACTACAACTTCTAATGGAATCGTTCATTTATATGCAATTTGGATACCTGAACAGACAAATACTACTTTAAATAAAGCGGAAATTCGAAGAATTGTAAGTACAACGAATACATCAGAATCCTTAAGTGGTGAAGCGATACAATTAATAATAGATTGGACACGTGGAAAGACAGCTACCACATTACATAATGTAACTTATCAACTTGAAGGAGATATAGTTCAGAATGAAACTTCACTAACAACTGGCTCTGAAGCACAAGGTGTAAAAAATATGATTCAAGCTCGAGCTTTTGGAGTGGGTGGATCAGTCACATTAACAATACGAGATTATGGAACACAAACTATAGAGTCAGGTGTTACTCCACTTAAGACAATTACTAAAGAGTTACAAATCCCAACAGGTGGTTATCCAGTTCATATAAATAGTGAAGGTACCGCAATTCAATTTTTTGGTTTGGCAAGTAGTAGTGATAGAGGCGTATATTCTCCTTCTATGACACCTGATGAGATAAATAATTTTTTACAAAATTTAAATCAAAATTTTAGAGGTTCTGTAGATTGGATTGTTGAGCAAAGAGCAAATGGTATGTGGATATATAGAAAATGGGCTAGTGGAATTGCAGAATGCTGGGGAAGATATGCAGCATCAAATGTATCTATTTCAGCCTCATGGGGAACAGAAAAAAATGCTTATTCTACTTCACTTGGTAGTTTAGATTATCCCTTTACCTTTATAGATACGCCGGTATCTCAAATTACAGATGCCTCTAGTTCTGGAAGAGGATGGCTTATTCGTAATTCAGATAGTGAATCTAATTCTTCAACTGGAACTATATATATAATTGCTCCCACGCAATATACAGGAGCTAATGCGATACCAACAGTAATAATTAATATATATGCAATAGGTAGGTGGCAATAATGGCAAATAGTGAAGTTGTAACAAGAGAAGATTTAGCTAATGTATTAAGTGCTTTAGGGGCTAATACCGAATCAAAAATTAAATTTGTATATCCCATAAATGCTTCTTCTAGTGCGGGAACTGCTAATGCTTGGACATACACTGGTTTAAATTTTACAGTTCCCAAGGGTCATATCTATATAGTAGTATTAAGTCAAGGTTACAGTGGAGGAGCTCCTAAAGGAATTGGTTTACATAGTGCAGATACTTTACATCCAACATCTGGAACCTGGGATGGTAGAACCGCACCTGATTTTGCTAGTTATGTAGAAAATGGAGTAGAAAAACTTACTTGTTTATTAGATGGAACCAGCGTTGCACAAACTTTTTACTTATTTACTTATCGTGCAAGCGCACCGACTGTTTCTAATAAATATTATGTTTATGGTTTAGATTTTAATATAAGTGGTTAAAATGAAAGATATAATTATAATAATAACAATTCTTTTCTTACTTATCTCATTAATAACTGGGGTCATTAGCCTATTTTACGCATGGCCCCTCATATATATCTATTTTCAAACGAGGTGATTTAATGAACAGAGGAACAATTATACGTTTAATCCTTGCAATCGCCCTCGCCATTAATGATGGCGCGATTATAATGGGTGTTGCAGAAATTAATGACCCAACTTTTAACCAAATTTATAAATGGCTTTCTCTTATCGCTACATTTGTAATTATTGGTATCAACCATTACTACAATAATGACTACTCCGAAGAAGGCTGTATCGGTACTGGTACGACTCGTCTTCTTAAAGAACAGAAAAAGCTTAAACAAAAAGGTGGCAATATAATCGGAGAAGATTTTGGGGAGGACTTAAATAATGAATTCGAAGGTATATAGACAATATGACTCTCGTTGGGGTTCGCTTGCCTATCCTACTTCCTATTCTCCCGTTTCAAGTGATGGATGTGGTCTTTGCTCAGTAACACACTGTGCAATAGAACTTAGTAAGTATGCAAACTCAACCCCTAAAGATTTCATTTCATTTATGCGTCAATATGCAGTGGCGGGTAATGGTACTCGCTGGGATGGTATTGACGCGGGTTTAAAAAAATTCATAGGAAATTCAAAGCGTTTTTATGATATGAGTTCTTTTTGGACCGAAGTTGGTAAGGGAAATCGTGTAGGAGTAATTTTATTCGGCGCCGGCGCCGGTCCAGATGGAACATTGTGGACTACAGGAGGTCACTATGTTGCATTTACAGGGTATAAGTATGAGAATGGTAAACATTGGTTATATACAAAGGACTCTGGACCGCGTTGTCATGACGGTTGGTATGCGTATGAAACTTCCATGAGGGGTCGCATTAGTATTCTTTGGACAGCAGAAATTCCTAAGACGGGTTGGTACAAAGAAGGTGGATATTGGTATTACTATAAGAGTGGTACAATACTTAAGAACGGCTGGGCGCAAGATTCTAGTAACAAGTGGTTCTGGCTTGGCTCAGACGGTAAGATGGTAACAAGCAAATGGATTTTATCTAATAAAGAATGGTACTATTTAGGCAAAAATGGTGCGATGGTTGCTAACGGTTGGGCAAAAGATTCCAAAGGTTGGTACTATCTTGGTGCAAACGGAAAAATGCTTAAATCTCAATGGGTAAAGTCAAGTGGTAAATGGTATTATCTTAAGAAAGATGGCTTAATGGCTGAAAATGAATGGGTATACTATAATAAAGCTTGGTACTATTTACTGTCTGATGGAGCAATGGCTGAAAAGCAATGGTTAAAGTGGAAAGATAATTGGTATTACTTAAAAGCTGGTGGTGCCATGGTAACTGGAACCTATACAGTTGATGGAAAGACTTATAACTTTGATAAGTCAGGAAAATGGATTGAAAAATAAATAAAATAAAAAGACCACGGATTCCTCAAGTCCGTGGTCTTTTTAATCTGCCTCTCTAACTTATAAGCCGTCCTCATTCCCAATCCAATCTCCTCAACTTATAAGCCATCTCTCTCTGAGTTAAAAGTTAGCATAAGTCCTTCAACAACAAACCCAAATTTAACTTTGAAG